CATGCGACTCACGTTCGCACGATGCTCGACTACCTCGCACTTAAACGCGCCCAAAACGCGCCAACAGACCCGATGGAGTTGAAGCGGATCCAGGAACACATAGGCATGCATATGGAACAGTTTCGTCAGCAGGATGGAAAAGCCGCGCAACAACTGACCATGGAGATTCAGGAGATTTCAGATGCAATTAATCAGACTAGTGAGGTCGGTTTACCGACTGATGCGAATGGTGCCGGGGGTGCAATCCCCGGGATGGACCCGACAGGAAGCGGAGCTGCTGCGGCAATTCCTAGCCAGCCCATTGGGTCAGCGAATTAAAAGGGAGATTTTTGTGTGGATCGTTCGTCAAACTGTGACAACGGTCGAGCGAGGGGCAGATAATGCCTCCTACAATATCGGATACTCAGCTGGTTTCCGGGACGGCATAGCTGCCCTGGACACGTTGGTCGCGAATGGACTGCTGGCAGAGGCCGATGGCGAAAACGAATATGACTGAAACGATGGAGCGGGACGAAATCATGCGTCTCATTTCGGGCGAAAACGAAGCAGCTGCGCCCACTGCTGAACCTATCAATGAGTCACCATCAGTGGATGAGGCACCCACTGTAAACGAAGAGTCTCAAGCAGGGGAACCGTCTCCGGAAATTAAAACCGAAGAGGATGATAGGTCTGACAAAACCGAGTCGAGATACGAGAAGCTCAGGAAAGCCGAAGCTCGCCAGAACAAAACATGGCAGAAGCTACAGGAAGAAAAGGAGCAGATCAGGAAGCTGAAGGATGACCTGGAGGCTTCCCGGAAACAACTCGAAGAGGATCGCTCGAGGATCGCCGAGGACATCGTAAACAAAGGTGACGAAGCGTCACCCGATGTTTATGAGGCGGTCGCTGAACGATTCCGCGACTCAGGTGAACCTGAGTTGGCCGAAGAGGCGGCTCGGATGGCGGAGGAAGCTCGCCGAAAGCGTGCAAACGCCAGTCAGGCTGTAGAAATCAACCGGTTTAAAAAGGAGTGGGCAGACTCTGTGAGTGAGTTGGTGAAGGCAAAACCTGAGCTGAATGATCAGGAGAGTGATCTCTACAAAGCGACTGAGTACCTGCTGAAAAACAAGCCAGCTTTAACAACTTATTCGAGCGGATTCCGCGATGCGGTCGAGGTAGCCGAATACTACGTCAACTCGAAGAGGGCGGAGTCCGTTGCAGACGAAAACAAACGGCTTCGAGCCGAGCTCGAAAGCTATAAACGCAAACTCAATTTAGGAACCAGCGATGTCCCGCGAAGGTCAGGCCCGAAGGGGTTCGACGACATGAGTCGAGACGAACAACGTGAGGCGATTCTTCGCATGACTCGCGCAAATAGATAGGATTTAAAATGCCAGCAGATAGTACAATCACAACCAGCGGCGGAAGCGGATCGAACGACATTTCGGTCGCAATGCAGCGATATTTCTCACGCGAACTTTTGGCGACCATCGAAAAAACGGTCGTCCTGGATCAGTTCGCCATGAAGGCACCACTCCCAGAGAAGAGCGGTGGAAAAACCATGCGCTTCTTCCGCTACGAAGAAGGTGATGCAGCGAACGTAGACACGTTGACCGAGGGAACGACACCGACAACCAAAGCTCTCCAGATGGAGACTGTGGATGTTGACCTGGTTCAATACGGTCAGGTGTTGAGCATCTCTGACATCGCAGATGCGACTGCTCTGTTTAACAACATCGAACAGGCGACACTTCGCATCGGTCGAGACAGTGCTCTCAAGCTTGATAGCGTTATTCGCACTGAGTTGTTCAGCAACACAACTGGAATCTCCGATATTTATTCCGGTGCCACAACATCATACGGTGCTTCAATCACGGCAGCAGACGCCAGCGACTGGTTGGATGCCGCTACCGCACTCAAGATCAATGCCGCCAGCCCCCTGGACGGAGGATTTGTTGCCATCGTCGGACCTCAACAGGCGCGGGATCTGTTGGCCGATTCCGAGTGGCAGGAAGCGCACCACTATGCCGAGCCCCAGGCTCGCCTGCGTGGTGAGATTGGACGAATGCACGGTGTCCGGTTTGTCGAAACGACTGAGCCATTCAGAGCGGGTTCCGGTGGATCCCAATACACCTACAACTCATCTGGTGACATCTATGGATCCGTTGTGGTGGGTGCTCAGGCATACGGTGTTCCGAGCCTGTCGAGCCAGAGTCCTTACAGTCCGTCTGTCTACATCGTTTCCGGTGCGGATAAAAACGACCCATTGAACCAGCGCATCCTGGTTGGTTTCAAATCGTTTTTCGCTGCGAAAAACATTCAACCTAAACACATCGCCCGAGTTTACTCTAAGACTGGGTACTCAGCATAATATTATGCCTATTAGCGTCACAATCCCAATGGAAGCACTCGCGATCATGGATGGCGAGGAGTCAGTGGCACCGTCCGCTGGTGACGCGATCAGCGTCACGCTTGAAGGCACGGTTGAAGACATCGCAGATGGAGCGGTTACCGTATACGCGACAACCGCAAACGGCGTGGATCTTGAGGGTGAGACTGGACCTGAGCCTGAAATGGACAGGGAAGGAATGCTCTCCATGTTAGAGGGTGCTCAACTGTAACTGTAGTCACGGGGGAGGGTTTCCTCCCCCACTTTTAATGCCGAACTACACATACATTAACGAAGCCGGGCATCGGTCAGAGTTTATTAAACCGATTGGAACATCTGATTTTGTATCAAACGGTGTTCGTTGGAGTCGGGTGTCAGAACCGGAAGGATTCCGGATGCAAACGGGAGCATCTCTCCCGGATCAACGCGATCAGATCAAACGAGGATATAAACGCCTGGAGGATCGCGGGTGGAACAGCAAATTTTCTAAACAACAAATCAAAAAAGCCTGGGACATATGAGAGACTACATACAGGGCAGAGGTGTCATCATCGATGATAATTCCACGCACACTGGCAAATTTAATTACATAGTAGCGATCACCGACTGTGTTGTGTCCGCGATGACGTGTGCGCTTACAGGGACGTTCTCAGGTAAAACAATCCCAGCTGGTTTGCACCTACGAGTGGATGCTACATCGATCACGCTCACATCAGGGCAAATGGTCGCATACGCAGAATGATCAGACATCTCCAGAGAATTATCACTCAGTTTTCGGTCATCACCGGGGGTTTTGCGCCCCCGGCAGTGACCGGAGATGCGATTGTGACTGATTCCGGGAGGACGCTGATCGATGCATCAAACACAATCGTAGCAGACGCAATTTATGTGGTCTCCAGCAATGGTGACACGCTCACTGACGGCACAAATTTAATTAATCACATACGACATGGCTAATATACGAGTCAAAGACTTACCAAACACTGACACGCTCGTCGATGGTGACGAGTTGATCGTGGACAGTTCATCGGCTGGAACCAGGCGCATATCGTTCGGAGAACTCAAATCCGAAACTGCGTCCGATTTTGTTGCAGCTCCCAGCACATACAAAGTGGCTACCCTGGCCGCCGACAACAAGCTGGATCCGTCACAGATTCCTGACACGCTGACCAACGGACTGAACTTCGTCGGTGTCGCAAACAGTGCTCCAGATTTAGTGAGCACGACTCAGGGTGATTTTTACGTCATCGGCACCGCATTCGGGGTATACTCGGTTGGAGATCAGGCAGTGTATGACGGGAGCGCATACGTTCGAGTGACGGATGGCACCAAGCAGATCGGCGAAGGCGGAACCGGAGCTACTACAGCAGCTGGTGCTCGAACCAATTTAAGCGTTAACTCCATTGACGAGGACGCACAGGCTAATGCGTTGAAGGTCACGGCACCTGCTTTGTATTTCAATGGGAGTTCTTCAGTGGTGGAGGTGGCTGATGATGATAAGTTGACATTTAGCAGCTCAACCGAGTTTGGAACCAACAGCTCTGGAACGTGGTCACCAAATGACAATACGCCAGCACTCACCGATGGGTCGGGAACACTTAACCAGCACTACCGCGTGGACAGCGGAGCTGGAACTGTCACACAGGGCGGCAGCACTCTATCCGTTATCAATGGCACAGCAACTACCGCTGGGCAGGCTGTGTATTATGATGGGTCGGTTTGGCGTTTGAAGGATGTTGATGATTTGCCTTTTAGTGTTAGTGCTTGGGTAAAGATGGAGGATGCGACAGATTTTAATGTCGTTTCAAAATTTGGGTCAGGGGGTTCGACTAGGGAATGGAAG